CCGCCTGACCTCCCGATATAATCGAACCAAGCGAAGCACCCATTGCACCACCAAACGCGCCCGCTAATTGTGAGTTACGTTCAAGTTTACTTGCTACGCTATCAAGCCCCTCGTTGATCGCTGTAAACTCCTCGTCGCTTGCGCCTCCCGTCATGTTGTACTCGTCAAACTCTTCATTTGCGCCGCTACCTATAGCCTCAAATTTCCCGTCTGTCGGTGTGCTGAAATCGGGTGCCAACTTAACGCCCGAAATGCTTTGCATTGTCATTTCGAGATTGGTCATAACAGTAGCCGCTTCTTTGGCTGCCGCTATAGTTTCGGCTAGTGCTTTTTTCTTGCCTCGCCCAGTAGTAAAGCATCTGCTGCGGCTTTTTCTGCTGCGGCTTTTGCTTTTTCTGCGGCATCTTCTGCCGCTTCACCTTCCTCTTCTGTTTCTCCTGTTATATCTTCTTTTATAATTGTTTGCTCTAAGAGTAAGGCCCTTTGGTCTTTTAATGCTCGCGCCATGTTGTTGTTAACGCGCTTTTGTAATTTATCTAGCCCCTCCTGTCCTTCGGATAGATATGATATTGCAGACCCCATCCAATTAGTGTCCGCAATATCACCGCCTGATGCGACGGTTATTAATTGAGATTCAATATCCTCAAGTTGTTTTTGAATAGCTTTTGATTTTGCCGCCTCAATTAGAGATTGCTTGTAGGAGTTAACAGCGTTGGTGAGTCCTCCCATCTTTGCCGTTTCAATATCTAAATTACTGAAATAGTCAGGTGCTATTTGTTGGAGTTTTTCTAATGCCGCAATACGTTTGTACTCGCTCGTCGCCTCATTATTCACAGCGGCTGTTAGCTTTACTATTTCTGCCATTTGACCAGCGGAAGCAGTCGAAGTGCTGTTTATGTGAGTTTGTAATTGCTTTTGAACGTCGGCAGCCTTTGAAGCGTCTTGACTCATTGAGTAAAACGCAGCCCCTAAAACAGCAACCGCCGCCGCAGCTATTACATACGGATTTTTAAGTAAGGATAAATTCATTTTTTTTATGTTCGGTATAACGTGTTTAACCATTGTTTCGCCTAGCATTTTATACCCCATAACCATTTGCGGGATAACCACTAACAGCGGCCCAGCTACAGCAAGCAACCCGCCGAAGACCATTATAGTACCCTGCGCGCCACTACTTAACCCAGTGAAGCCCTGAGCAAGCGAAGCGACGTTATCAGCTAACCCCACCATCGTAGGGGCTAGTGCCTCGCCAATAGCTATCTGTGCGCCCTCAATAGCGGACTCCATTTTTTGAACGAACCCGTTGTGGTCTCGTCCATTATTTTCGCCATCGCTGCGGCGGCACCTTCAGAGTTTTCAAGTGATTTAGTGAGGCCGTCAACCTTGTCTGCACCCTCACCTAAAACAAGCAAGGCCGCTTGTGCGTGTCGCCCGACTTCGTCCATTGCACCACCCATCGTAATGCCGTTTTCTGCTAGTTTTTTAATTGAACCAGCCGTATCGCCTCCCGTGGAACCTAGTTCTACAATTATACGTCGTAACGCTGTTCCCGCTTGGCTTCCATGTATACCCGCGTCAGCCAATTGCATTAACCTCGATGTCACATCTTCAGCACTCATGCCCGCGCTTTTTGCAACTGGCGCAACCATCTTCATGGACTCCTGAAACCTAGTCAAATCAAGTGCCGAACCGCTGAAGGCGGTTGCCATTACATCAGTTAGCTTGCCTGTCTCCGTTGCATCCATGCCAAACGCACGAATGGTGGAACCAGCAACCTCGGCCGCTTGTGCCAAATCGCTGTCAGTTGCTTGCGCTAAATTTAACGTGGCCTTTGTTACCTGATTGATTTCTTCAGAAGAGAACCCCAGTTTTGCATATTGAAGTTGCAAGTCCGCAACCTGTGAAGCGGTGAAACGTGTTGTTGAGCCTAAGTCCTTTGCGTTCTGTTCTAGTGCTTTAAACTCCGACCCCGTAGCACCCGATACAGCTTTGACCTTAGCCATTGACTGCTCGAAATTAGCGAAGGTCTTTATACCTGTTCCCGCTAGGTAAGCAATTGGAGCGGTGAAAGCCATTGTCATGGAACGCCCCGCCGCTTGCATATTCGAGGTCATGCCGTTCACATCGCGCTTGACCTTCGACATGGAGCGGTTCCAGTTACTCATGTCCGCGCCTACCCTTGCAACTAAATTCCCTAAACCCGCCATGTGTTATCCTTTAAATTCGCTCGATTTTACGGCTTTCTTTTTGTCACGTTTCAAAATAGCTTCACGCGTCTTTTGAAGCTCAATATTTTTGTTTTCATCGCTCAACCCTTGGAAGGAATCCTTTTCCCAGGGGAATTTCTGTTTGTAAGTTTTTCCCTTTTCATGTGTGGTAAAATCAACACGCGGACTTGATACCTTGCCACCTCGTAGGCTAGTGCAAAGTTAGCATCGGCGCGATCCCTTTCGCCCTGAATCATTAACAAAAGCTCTTCAGTGGTGATGGAGTAGAAAACAGCGGGCGTTAAGTTTTAAGAAACCCAAAGCCCGCCTTTTCAAGTGCCTGCCACGTCAACGGTGTTCCCGTCTTTACTTCGTGTCTTTTTTTTCCGCTTTTACCTCTTCCGTTACTACGGGTTGGAATTTCTCAATATCTTCCGAAGTCATTAAGTCGCCTAACTCTTCCATTGAGAAAGGCATAGGCTTCGACTCCATGAGATACCCCGCTTCAATAATAAAGAAGGAAAGTGCAAGAAGCTGTTCAACGCCATATTTATCAGGAGTGAAAGACGTAATGCCCTCACTCTTGAATTTAGCATCGAACTTTTTTAAAGCATTCATTGAACGCCTGTACGGGTGTTGTACCCCGTTGATTTTTATATAATCCATTTTTTCGGTATGGTTATGGGTTTATGTAATTACTTCTCTTGTGATCACTCCACTTGAATCAAATGAAGCCGAATAACTTACGTTATCTTCTACTCCACTAGAAATTGAAAGCGATGTCAAACGAGCCTCAAATCTTATGCGCGTATCGCCAACGTTCTCAGTTGGTGAAAACACAACAAAAATTTTGTTTCTGTTTGCCGCCCAAAGCTCGTCAACTCCGACACTGGCATCTTCAGCGTACAACGCCTCGCATGATAGTGATCCAGAGCGAAGCCCTTCAAGTTTTTCCGCGTAGCCTCCTGACTGCTTTGTCGTGGTGTCGCGTGGGTCGTGTGTGAAGTCAAATGAACACGACGTAGCGTGCGCAATTAATACTTCCGACCCTTCTGTTTCTGATACATAAACGGCCATAAGTGTGCCGTTCATTACTCCCGTTGTTTGTGCCATTTATCTTTTTTTAATGGGTTTCTTTTCTTTTGCTGTTGGCGTTACATCGGTAGGCTTTGCCTCGGTAGGCTTGTTTCTTGGATTGGGCTTTGGTGCGTCCGCTTCTGGAGTGCCATACTTTTCAATAAGTATTTCATTCGCCCACTGGCCCATTGTTCCTTTTGGCTTTGGGCGTGTTCCGTACCAACGAGCTTGTAACTTAGTCACGTCTTCGTTGTTCCAGCACTTACCTTCTGCCAGCATTTTGTTATACAGCGAAACGCGGGAGCTGATCACTTGACCGGGCTTCCATTTGCCGTACTGTTTTTTTACAATGATTATCATATCTTCTTCATTTTACGGTGTTCTTTTAACTCTTATTTTGAATCTCAACTCAACGTCGTATCTTTCTGTTTTCACGTCAAAACCCATGTCGTTGGTGTCAAGGTATTGCAAACCATCAAAAGCCACCGAGTTCAATGTTTGAGGTGTAGCCCTATCAAGGTCAGCACGTACAGCCTTTGCCAAAGATAGCAAAGTGTCAGGATTTTGAGAAAACAAAACCAAATTATAAACCTCCTCATCTATCGTTGACGCTCCTGACTTTGTATCATGCGGTTGAACACTTTCATTCATGTACTTAATGTACGCCATCCCTGTGGTGTCCGCTGTTTGGTCCGCATGGTATGGCACTATCACTTGAGTAATAGCAGCGGTGTCACCCGCCAGCATCAAAGTGCGTAATACTATGCCTCCCGTCATCTCATGTATTTTTGTAGCCTTGCGGCTAGTGCGGCTCTTAGCTCGTTTTGCATTCGCGAGGTCGTAGACTTCATCGTATCTTCAAACACCCCCGTGTATTTACCTGTTCTATTGCCTCCAAATTCCTTTGGTAACAAACCCTCTTCAACTATTTGAGCAAACCAACCGTCTGACCTGTTCGATACACTTCTGCCCATTATTCGTGCGCGTGGACCTGAAAGTACAACGTTGCTATTTGGTCCGCTATTCCATGTACCAATTGAACGGCGAAGTGTTCCGGGCGTGATGACAGTGGTAGTGCCTTTTCGTTTCATCGTTATAGTTTGGTTCGCACTTCCTATTTTTGCACGTAAAGCCGAAACATAAGTCTGCGACACTTTACGGTGTACTTTTCTCAATTCCTTCTTATCAAGCAACCCCCAACGTTGCGCCTTGGTTACTTTTTGCTCAAATTCTTTGATGTTAAAATTTATGTTCATTCTCATCTTAGTAGTGCTTACGTTTAATGAACACATTTACAATAACATCTTGAAAGCCTGAACTTGTGGACTTACTAAAGTCTAAGAGCATATCGTTGTTACCACTGTCATAGATAGGATAATACAAGGTTGATGAGCAACTTTCACCCGTTAAGAATGAACCTCGATTATCTGACCTTTGAAAATTGAAGAAATCATCTGCCCAAGAAGTTTGAGGCATACACTTAGGCCCATGTGCACTTCTCATGTCTGACAAATCTAAAGGAATCCAATCTGAGTAGGTTAAATAAGTAACCCCTGCAATATAAGCCATCCATAAAGCCCAACTCTGACCGTTTGCAGTTGATAAATTAAACTTAGCCCCATCCAATAGGTAGGACTGAGAATAACCGTAACCCGTTAAGTGGTCTATTACATAGTTATCTGTTGCACCAGTGAAGGAATGACCGTTCCAATCTACATGAGCCCAAATGTTTGAACCTACTGTAGCATCCGAGCCGTTGCCATCTGTATCTGTAAACCTTAACTTATTCCCAAAGGCGTTGTTATACTTCAAAGGGTAGGACTTACTAGGTCTGTTCCACTTGTTCCCGTTGCTGGTGTCACCCTTATATCCGATTGGTCTGCTAAGTAGTTTAACTCAGCAAATAACTCAGGATAGGTAGGAGGTGTTCTATCATAAGCCCCCGCCTCGTACACGTTCTGTGAATCTCCTGTTGTATAAGACACGTTAAATAGTGGAGAGGTGTTCTGATAACAGATACCACTTGGAGTGCTTGCACTTGGTACAACGATTGTCATTAATTCACCCGTAACACTGGCAGAAGTTACCACCGTATTAGGTATTATTATTTTGCGTACCGTTGGAAGCGTTAGAATAGTTCCTGCTGAATCTTCAAGGGTGCTGTCTCCTATAGCTACATTCGTGTCGTTTGCGTAGTTTATGAACCCATCTATAGTTGTGAGGTCAGAGTTTAAAACCTTTACCGTTTGGTCAGCTAATGCGTAAATAGCACCAGCAGGAAAAGAAGACACAGTGGCTAGCGTTATCCCCCCTGATGAGTTGATTCTAATAGCAGACCAAGCACATACAATATCTTGCAACGAAGGAACGTCTGCGGCTGTCCCGTTTACTTGTGTTAGATTTATGTCTGGCGCAGTGTACGTAACACCACTAGGAGCGTCAGCATTGAACGAACCGTCCGAATTGGTTATGGGAGTGTCAACTATATCTATTTCCCCGCCTGCTGGGTACGAGGTTACGTCCTGCAATTTAGTGCCGTCACTATTCAACACATCCAAGTCAGGAAACGCACAAGCAACATCAGCATTCGCCACAACGTCGCGCGTCGTGCCGTCAGCATCCGTAACCGTTACATCAGGACCAGTGCCCGTTGCACCGCTTGTGATTTCCAACGTATAAGACCCGTCAGAATTTACATACGTTCCCGGGCTACACGCCGCAGGAGTTGAAGACCCAGCCCCGTTATTTCTCAACTCACAATTCAAATGAATCCACTCACGATGGACGACCTCCTGAGCTGAAATAATATTGTAAATTTTAGAATCCAACACAACGCGCATCTGAGGCGTAATCGCCTTCGTTGATAGCGAGTACCTTATTTTGAAAACGAGGCTTTGTATGGGGGTGATTTGATCGCTATGGTCGTCTTCAGTGCCAGACTTTGCGCGGTCATCACGTTCAGCCCATACCGTAGCGTAATTTGACCAAGATTTATTGGCCGCGCCAGTGAGTGAAACGGTAGTTGTCACACTCTGAATAGCTATACGCACATCTAATCTTCCCGCTCTCATCCTAGATTTCTATATTCTGAAATTACATTCATTATGCCGTTTGGAACTTGTCGCGCAATTGTTCCTACAATCGTGTCACCTCGAAGCTCGTACCAGTCCATTACCAGTAATTTAACCGCCGTTACAAGTGCTTCAGGTGTTTCGCTTGCGCTCGCATCCCATCCTATTGTTGCCGATATTTTTACGCGGTCTGATGCGTAGCTATACAGTGATGGCGTGTTGGTGAACTCCATTCGTGGCACCGTTGAATTCAATGATGTCCACCAATTAGCCTCAGCGAGCGTTGCGTAGGTCGTCGCGTCGGTTTTGTACTTTACGCTCTCAACCGAAATGATTGGCGACCACGGAAGCGTGATGCCGTAAAAACTTTCCGCATAAAATTCAACCGTTACCCGGTCCATCATTCTGCCGCAAAGGTTTTGAATTTTGTTAATGGCAGCAAGTCGAAGGGCGGTGATTGTTGTGTCCTCGTCCGTGAAGTCAACGCGCAAATGCTCCTTTAAATTAGCCAAGCTAATGATGTCCTCTGGAGTTATTGCAGACGTGAATTTTGTATTGACTGTTGCCATGATTTGAATAAAAAAGCCCCACCCGATTGTGGGCGGGGCTTAGTTTAAAAACTTACTTTTTTGCTTTATCCTAAATTGGCTTAGGTAAGGCCAACCTGTGTATAACGTGCAAACGCTTCAGGATTCTGTGCAAGCATATCAACCCATCTGTTAAGGTGGATAACTATCTGCGCAGTGTTCGCCGAAGTGTAAGGATCAACAAGGAAGTCAAGTGAGCCCCAATTTCCGAACAAGATATTCGAGAAGTCACCATAAACAATCTGACCAAGTATCGCAGTCGAATCAGCAAGGTAAGGAGTTGCCATAAACTCGCTGCCTTTAATCTTACCATCTCTGATAAGAGCATCAACACCCGTAACGTTTACCGCAGAACCGAAGAACTCATCTGTTAAAGGTGAGATTGCAAACTTCGATGCTGAAAGGTCTCCGTGATCTTCAAGAACCGCTTTACGCAAAGCCGCGCAAATCTGCTCGTAATCCGTGCCGTCAGCAATCGTTGGAGCGTTAACACCTGAGTACGTCATAAGTCCAGTGATTGCAGCAGAACCGCCACCGCTGAACATATCGTAATTCAACTTCCTGTCATGCCCGCGTCTCAGGGCGTTTGCGATGATCGTCTCAGCAGCCAAAGGCGACTGAAGCATCAACTGCTTGGAGTAGGTTGTTTTTGAGCTATAACGCTTTGGTGTCATAGTCCACTGGTCAATCTCTAATCCAGCATCAGCACCCGCCGCAACCTCTGTCGCTGCCGTTGCTGTAGCCGCTGCCGACTCGCGAGGGAATTGGATAGTACCTACCAATCCATTCAATTGGGTTGCCCCAAGTGTTTCGATTACTGTAGGAGCCATCAAAGCCTCGATAAATTTAGGCACTACCGTTGGAACAAATCCAGACCCGTCACCCGATCCCGCTTGGAAGTCATCAGCACCACCGGCACGTGTTCCTAACCATGCAGTAGGATAAGAAAATGTATTCGCGCCACCACCGTCAAGAGACGAACGCTTTCCTTCTTGGTCAATCTCAGCAAGTGCCCCTTCGAGCTTTCGCCCGTCAGCCATTGCCACAAACGCGCGTCCAAAGTCTGCACCTTTTACCGCTTTGTTCACCTCGCGTGTCTCGCCGTCTGCTGATGTTGCAGGGTCAACGATTCTCGCGTTTGCCGCTAGAACAGCTTCGCGCTGCTCACGTGCTTCGATTTGCTTATCGAGTCCTTTAACTTCGCCCGCTAGGGTGTCCATTTCAGTCTCTTGCTCTGTCGAGCGTTCTGACTGCCCGTCGAGGGTAGTCAGTAAGCGGGTTTTTTCGTCCCGCAACTGCTTCAATTCCGTAGAATTCTTCATTGTGTGTTTATTTGTCGCAACTGATCGCTGCGGGGTTTCTTTTTCTTTTTTCGGTGCGGGTGGTATCACAACCTTTGCGGGTGGTGTTTCTTCTACTTCACGCACGACAAACGCCGTGTGCTTGGTTTCCTTATTTTCGTTTCTCTCTTCGCTTCTCGATGTGCTTCGAGGGTCGGCGGGTACTGGTGCTACGCTCAATTCAAGCGGCTCCCAATCTGTAGCCCTCCAATTTGGTAGCCCGTTTTCGCCTTTCGTGCCATCTGGCGTGTACTCGAAAACTCTATACCCTAATGAAAACCCTTTCAATATACCGTCTTCAACGTCGTCGGCTATCTCTTGCGCCTCAGCACGCTTGCCAAATCGTACAGTTGTCTGAAGTGTGTTGTTCGTTAGCTCGTAGCCTTCGATAACACCGCGAACACCTTTCGCTCCACTGTAACGGTCATGGTTGTCCAGCAATGTAACAACGCCTTGTTCTAGCCTCTCTGTTCTGAAATGCTCAGGCTTGAAAGATAGAATTTCGTTGAATTCAATGAAGTCGCGCTTTTTTTCGTTATACGTGTACCGTTGCACAGCGTACTCAGTCGCCGCCGTCACTTCAACTGTGCGAGCCTCCTTATTGTACGAGCCAATCTTTGCAACGGCGCGTACTTGCGGCTGCATTTCGATTTCTTCGCGGGTTGTTTTTTTACTCATTATCTAAGTTGTTACCAGCATTGTCGCCAGCGTCACCCGCTTGCGCTATCTTCTCGCTGTACTCCTGCATTTTGTCCAGTGCTATTTGGTTCACCTGCACGGTGTAGATGTCGCCACCTTCTGAAATTTTGTTTCTGCGCTCCTTTGCGCGGACCTCGTCACGGTTTAAGAACCCAGACTTTAGACCAATATCATACGCCTTGAAGCGTGTTTCGATGTCACCACGTACAAGCTCATCAAGATTATGACGGAAGTACAACCGCTGGCGTTCACCACGGAAAAGCATCTTTAAGTTCAATTCACCTTCCAGCCTGTTGACAAGTGGAGTAATACAATGAACCGCGAAATGGTTACTCGCCTCCTGTGTTGACTTATAAGCCGAAGCGGAATTTATACCGATCATTCGCGGATCAATATTAAAAATCTGACAGACCTGTGTGGCTTGGAACTCGCGAGACGTAGTGTTCTGCGCTTTGTCTGGCTCAACACCTAACCTCGTGTACTTTATTCCAAGTGGCAAAAGCCTTGTTTGCTTTCCGTGTTGCCTTTCCCAGCTATCAATAAATTCATCAATTTGCGTAGGAGTTAGTTTCCCTTCTGAAGTCAATAGCCCATCCATCACACCCCCGCCTGCGAAAAACTTACTCGCGTAATCTTGTGCGGCTTTTAGGATTGAAACAGTTTCCTTACTCGTCTGAGCAGGTCCTTCAGCAAAAAGATACTCAAAGCGAAGAACGTCGCGACCATTGATG